CACCGCCACACAACATCTCACCACAGAACCCGTCGATAGCTGCGCAATTTGGTGCTGAGATACAGAATGGGATATTTTTGGGTGTTCCATTCGGTTCATATAGTGGGTTGGAGTGGTCAACCGGAATACAGCAACCACCAGTACAACCACCACAGCAATCACATTCCAACACAGCCTGTTGTATATTGCTTGGCATTTATATCACTGTTCCTGTTCCTGTTCCTGTTTCTGTTGTGCAAGAGTCTTCTATCCCTACACATAGCATCCCTTCAACAATATATGTGTCACACCTGATCAGTTTGATGCTTCCATCTGGGCAGCACTCATAATGTTTGTCTGGGATTTCAACTATATCGTATGTGCCCGACAGTACCATGTAAAGAGTTGCTGTTGGGCATCCTGTGCCTGTGCCTGTGCCTGTGTCCATCCCTATGTTGTAGAAGTCATCAATCGTGTCGCCCATATCTACAATTAGTGCGTGTCCGGGAATAGACAGGTTTACCCTTCTTGGATCGTAAATGTAGACTGTAGTCTCGCCTATTGAGGGCAATTCTCTTTCAACCCCTATACCTGCTGGTGGACATTCTCCCGGCAAACTAGCCCCGCAAGAATCTCCGTCAGTAGGACAAGTTCCTGTTCCTGTGTTAAAGCATCCTGTGCCACTTTGTGCATCGTCTTGGGGGAATGAGAATGATGGCCGTGTTCCTATGGTCGCCTTATAGTACCCTCGGCCAAGATCACAGGTTACACGACAGTGAATGATTGATGACACACCTCCCGGTACTACGGGAGTCCATTCAGAACCATTCCGCATGATAAGGACTAGATCCCCCGCTACAGCAGAGTAAGTAGTAAACCTGTTTGTTACGGTGAATACAGAATCATCGTTTACAGCGTCTTCCATATCCAAGGTGTTGTTGTTCGGTTGAACATACCTGACCACTTTCCCATTTGCTTGTGTGTACCCTGTGTATGCGTCGGTAGCCGAAGCTAGGTCGGACTGCATAACTACATAGTACATCTTATTGAAGATGGTTAGTTCTTTTTTTACATCCAACGCTTTCTGAGAAAAGGTGGGAGTCCCCAATACCCTGCGATGGATTTCATATGCGTCACCAGTGCTGAACCCTCCAAAGTCGGCCATTGTTAATTCTCAATCTGTGCGCAAAGTAGTTGGGTAACCGTTAATCTGGGAATTCGAGTGCGTGGTCTACACAGAATCCACTTAAATCACCTTCCAGTGGATACAGCGGATCAATTATGAAAAAATCTGTTTCTGGGACATAGAGTGCCATGTTTTGATATTTCGCAGCACCACCTGTCCATCCATACTCGAACATTGATGCCAGATCCGATAACAGTGGCCAAGGCGATTTAGCTGTTGTCCCAAAGTCATTTATGGGGATGTCGATGTATGAGGGTACAAATCCTACGAGTTGTTGCTGTTGTGTGTGCATGGATACACGTCGGTTGGCTTCCCGGAAGTACCCTTCAGCAGTCTGCCGCCTATCAACTAAAAATGATGCTGTCATTGCGTAGAAATGATATGTCTCTACTTCTGTACCTTGCTCTGCTCCAAATTCATCAAGAGGTAACGGCACGCTGACGGTGCGATAATTTTCTGTTGCCGTGAGTGATTCCAAATACACACTCTTTCTTATGGCACCACCAAATTCTGGTATTACAGCGTCGTTTATTTTTCCGACATAAGGGGCAACAGTGGTTGCCCATTTGAACACTGTGGCATCAATGTTCCAATTAAACTGATGATGTTCAAGGGATATGTCTACGTCAATGCCTTCGGTTAATGGGAGTAAGTTACCATGAAGTAAACTTATCCCTGTTGAGTCTTGGAATACGGTGGACTTCACAGACTTTGTAGACCCACTCCAAATTACAGGTTCATCCCAAGGTTGGTATATCGGTTTCTTTTCATTGGTTTGTTTCTTTCTCCGTCCAACATTTCCTTTGTGTGGTTTCGCAGATTCTTGTGTTGTGATACCTCCGTTATGGGTGTTTTCATCAATCCATACTGCTGTTTCGTATGTAAGATCAAGAAGCCAGTATGGTCTGCCAGCTTCATGCGTTCTACAGTTGTCTGCGGATTTAAGAACTAAATCCGGTCGCTCAGGATGGTAAGACAGTCCAAGTGTAAAAGTTGGCTCTGTTTGTGTGAACGTCCCATTCCCATACGCCGGTAATGCTTGTTGTAGGTCAACTGCATCATCTAAGGGGGACTCCAATTCGATTAGGCACGTTTCTTTGATTCGCACTATTCCGGGTTGCGCACTTAGTGTTTGTGGCTCTAACAGGAATCCATGAATTGTTATGCTCATTGTGCCCTCTATGTTTTCTGGAAGTAATGATTAAGGCACCAAGAGTATGCGGCCACCGTTGGCCAATGCCTGATCTATACTGGTTAAGAGTTCCACCATTTTCTTCTGTTGTTCATCTGGTTTCTTTTGCATTTGTTCAAACGCTTTGGCTTGGGCACTAAAAGTATTTTGTTCAAGCCCACCTTTTACTTCAGGTATTGCTTTGTGCATCTCCTTAACCAAAGCATCTTTTTGTGCTTGCAGGAACTCCATACCCAATTGATTCTGTGCCATGTCAGCCATCGCTTGGGAGAGTGGGTCCATCATAATGGGCCGCTCCCCCATAAATTCTCTTTGTTCTTTCTTTATGCGGAGTAGTTCTTTTTCGGCTTCTGTTGCTCGCAAAAGGAATGTTATTTCCTCTCTTTGTTTGGATAATGCTTCTGCCGCTGCTTCTGTTTGCAGTTGTGCAGCAGCAGCACGTCTAGTCTCCAAGTCTGCTATTTCTGCTTCTACTTGTTTTAACTCATTCGTAAGTTTAATTTGTGCATCAAGTTGCTCTTGGGTTGTTATGCCCATCTTCTCCAATCTTTCCCTGATTGCGAGTAGTGCAGTTTGATCTTCTATATTTTGGGCACCATTCCATGCTGTGTTAAACACGTCTTCCAAAGCATTGAGTGCTGTAAGATCGGATAAGATGCCATCTAATGCACCCGCAGCACCAAACAAACCTCCTAGGAGCAATTCGCCACCTCCGACCCCATTGCCCAACATCATGTTATTAAGTTGCTGGTACAGTTTTCTGGCTTCGTTAATATAATTTTCTCTTTGCCCAGCACTGGCTGCTGCTTCCATTCTGGCTATGGTATTGAGTGCTTCTTGCCCTGATGCAATTCGTGCAGCATCTCCACTTTGAATCTCTTTGTATAAGGCTTTTTCTAATTCACTCCTTGACTCTACACCACCCAATTGTATGGTTACCATCTCTCTGGCAGTAATGCTGTTTGTTCTGGCATTCCGTTCAATTTCGCGTTCCAGTTCAAGTAATTTTTCTTTAAGACGCAGTTGTTCATTTTCCGCTCTGGTAGTTTCACTACTGAGGGCTGTTGGGTCTGTTATACTTGCTTGCGCTCGTAGTCTTATTTCTCGTTCCAGTTGACTGATTCTTGCGGCGGCTTGAGCGGCAGCAACGGAATCACCTCTTGCCATACCTATAAGTGCATTACGCAGCAACTCCTCTAAAGTCCGTGCTTCGGCTACAGCATGTGACAAGTTTTCTGCAAGTAGTGCTGCTCCTACAACAGCAACAGCAAGCCCCACAGGGATGGCGGCTGTTGCTAGTGCAGTTTGAAAGGCTGGTGCTTGAAGTGAAATAAGCCCACGAGCAACCATGGTCAGATTGTTAGACGCACCCAGCAAGGCAGAACGCACATCACCAAATACCATACCTTGGATGAAGTCTTCGGCAGCGAATGATGCTTGCCCCATCACACCAGTCATTACACGGGCAGCATCTGTGGTTTGGTTAACATGTCCGGCTGCTGCTTGGTGTGCCCTGCCTTGCCGTACAAGTGCTATCGTTAGCCTTTCAATTTCCCTGTAGTATGCTTCATCCGTCAGGATTGCTTTACCTGTTGTTACATTAAGTTTGGTTTTTAGAGTATCAAGGGTTTTTATGCTTTGTTGATACCTCTCAAACGTAGTCATATTTCTTTGTATAATTTGATTTACTTGCCGCTCTGCTGCTACTTGTTGTGCAGCAACTTGCTGAGTTTTGAGTGCCATCGCGGCACGACTACGGGCTGCTGCATCTGCTCTCATATTACTTAGTGCATCACGTCGTGCATCATCAGCAGCACGTTTAGCATCACGTTGCTGTGCGAGAGTAATACGGTTTGCGGTGTCTTGTGCTGCGTATTTAGCTGTGATGAACTGACGTAGATCATTCAATTCCTGTTGCTGTAATCTTGCAGCATCAGCTACGGCTCTGGCTTGAGTGGCTGTTCTATTGGCAGCATTGGTAGCATCAGCACGTTCTGCGGTGTCTTGTATCGCACTTCTTCTTATAATATCCTCGCGTAGATCATTCAATTCCTGTTGCTGTAATCTTGCAGCATCAGCTACGGCTCTGGCTTGAGTGGCTGTTCTATTGGCAGCATTGGTAGCATCAGCACGTTCTGCGGTGTCTTGTGCTGCGTATTTGTTTGTGATGAACTGACGTAAATTACTTAGTTCCTGTTGCTGTAGTCTCTCGGCATCAGCTACGGCTTTATTTTGGATTACTATTCTATTAGCAGCATTGGTAGCAGTAGCACGGGTTGCAGCGTCTTGTAGTTCTTTTTCCTCATTCTTTTTTTGGACAATGCGGGAAATTGCAGCAGCAGCATCCATTTCTGCTTTAAGTGCAGAAGGGTCAAACCCACCATACATCGTTGGCTTTATTTTGTCTTTGAAAGCCCGTGTAGCAGCAGCAGCAGATTGAAGTCCACTTTGTACACCTGAAGCATCAATCCCCAACTTGATGACAAGGTCTGCGATGCTGGTTGACTCTGGCACGGTGTATTCCTACTTCTTTTTGTTCATAGCACGGATGGCATCATAGATGGCAAAAAACCCACTCCTGAGTGCAGAAGCGGGCTTTACTATGAGTTGTGTGATACGGTAGGTGTAATCCCTTTGGGTTGTCCAATCTTTTACCATCCATGGTTCTACAGAAGTTTTACTGCTGTGCCGTTTCATCTCGTGTGAGATTGTCATGGACAACAGATCATCTGTCATACCCCACTTGTAGCTTACCCAAAACTGCTTATGTTCAAGTAGTTCTGACAGTGGCATGGATTCTATTTCTGATATTGTTTTCCCCCAACGACTACATAGGAAAAGGACAAACCAATGTAGATCGTCGGGAGTAATTAGTTTTTTGTTGTGTCCACCCACAACTCTGTGCGAATTATAGTATTGAGAGTTTCCATTTGATTGACGGCTAAAGCATCAAGGAACCCGTCAACCACTCTGGCTAAATACACAACATCCAAATCTTCCAATGTCTGTCTGACACTTACTGATTCTTGTACTTTGAGTGACCACAACTCAGGATTGGAAGCGTGAAGACTGTTGACAAGTTGGGAAAGATATGGCTTTCCGTTTTCATACAGACAGATCAGAATACGAAGACCTGAAAAGTAAGTACCAGATACATGTCCTTCATCAATTTGTGGGAACTCTTTTAGCTTGCCGATGAATGCAGTGGCAGTTCCTGCTGATGGCTCAATCATTTCAAATGTGTCAGCATCTGGGACTGGGACACGCTTGAAGGGCTTTAACAACATGTGGGGGTTCCTTGAATGGTTCTGAGAGTAATGAATGTCGGGATTTCACCGACTTCCTCACTGTAGTGAGTATGTGGTCAACTTTAGACTGGTGCTGTTACGTCGATGGCATTGATCTTGTAAACCAATTCCGCCATTGATCGTGCGTCGTTACCATCGGACAGAACTGTACCTTTGGGCGTGAATTTGTTGCAGTAGCCGGTGATCACTAATGTTGGGCCGACAGTTTCCCCTGTGGTTGCTGGGAACTCAACGATAAGGTCACCAGTACGCCCATCCATGAACGCTGCAAATTCACGACCACCCCAAGTATCATCGGGGTCCCAATCCACAGTGAATGAAATGGTGCCCATGTCTATGATTTTACCGGATCGGAAACTTCGGATTAGGTTGCCCCATGCGTCCAATGTTGTATTGGAACAAGTGGTCTCCACATCACCTCGCGTGAATCCTGAGTATGATGGCCCATCGGTGACACATGCGTAGACGTTGCTGGTGGCATCCACTGCATCAGGGATGGGACTGGTGCCAGTTGGGACAGTTGTTTGTGCAAAGAACCTGACTTTAATTCTTGATGAATCACGATCTGACATGGCTATTCCTTTGGTGGTAGTTGATGAGACTGGTTAACAGGTGGCCTTACCAATAAAGGTTAATGCCAGCATGGTTAAGTCGGGGGTGGACTGTCCTTCTTTGAGCATGGATGTTTCTCGTTGAGATTCAAATCTCAAGTAGTTAATGAACACTGTACTGCTGATGAGGTGACTGGTTAGTTGTGATCTACGTCCTGACACCAACGGTTGTAACACTGCCATGACAGATGTTACCAATGTTTTCCGTTGTGCATTGTCATGTGCGACACATACCACGTCAAGTTCAAACCCTACTGTTTCTTTGTCGGCTGAACCGGCTAACCCTTCTGAGCAATGGCTGGGTGTTAGGTCTCCTATACTAAAAAAGACATATCCATTGGGAGTGGACTTTAGATCCAGTGAAGGAACGAAGTCGGACTTATACACAGGGATTGCTCCCATGGCACTAACCAGTAAAGTTTGAATCCCAACATCTAATGGGTAAGGACTACTCATTACTTGGCGGCTTTCCTAATCAACTCAACAACACGATTTTGAAAGGTGGCACGTATTGAGTCTTTGGTTTCAGCGTAAGTCTGTTCTATGAAATGGTGCCCAGTAAATCTGCGGAATCTGTGTGGTTGTACTGGCCCCTTGTCCATGGCATTGTACCCACGTTCCCACAGATGAAGGTAGTATGCTGGGATACGTTTCTTTGGTGCATTTAGGTTACGTCGGTATGTGGATCGTACTTCTCGGCGTTGGTTACGTCTGGAGAATACTGGGCTACCGTCGGCGGCATGTCTGGCTACTGTCCCCCAATTGATCTGTCTGTATGGAGCGGTTTTGAATTTAGGAGACTTTTCGTTGAGTATGGTTTCAAATGCTCTACGGTCTACCCCAACCATTCCGTAAAATCTGTTAGGGTTGTGCTTTGAGTTTCTATACTTGGTGGTAATGGCTCTGAATGTGGCACCAGACGATTGCTTGGATGTGCCTCGGAGACTCATCAACTTGGCTTTAAGCACATTCTTGGGAGTCACCAATGCACTGCGAATGGCTTGCCTGACTATGTGTCTGCGTATTCTATCTACAATGGATGGGAAGCCTGCTTTGACTTCTTCCGGTAGATCCAATGAGATTGAAAATCCAACTATGGGCATAATGGTTTCTGGAAGTAATTAGATTAGAGACGGCAGCAATTGTACGCTAATGGGCTGTGATACGTTCTCCATAATATAGATCCACAACTTCTTGCGGTCACCCCAATTGTCGGTGGCTGGGCCTTTAATGGAGAATACTTTTTGGAGGGATGGGATTACACAAAACATTCCTTCGGTTATCTGGCTGGCTGGTTTGCACCATTGCCCAATCAAAATGAATTGTTGTTGTGTTTGAACTCTACCTTCAGCAGAAATCTCTGATGGTTTTAGAGGTGTCTCCATTGAGAACGGCCCTCTGTACGACAGTGTGAACTCCTGTGTAAGTTCCCCACTGGTTGTAGCTACGTCAGATGGTGTCCAGAACTCACAGACATGCCTTAGATTGGGGCGTGATCTACGATTGTATTTGTTCATCCACGACTCACTTTCAGCCAATCCTCAGCGATGTACCTGATGGCTCTTTTGTCATTGAGAAGTTGGAGGTCACGCAGATGGCAGTAGCCTTGTGGGAGTTCTGATACTGAACCATCGGATATGGCATCACGGTATTCAAATAGGTGGTACGCCAGTATTTTCAACGCACGGATAGTGGTTTTGGGTACTGCTGCAAATGAGGCGTAGCCAGTGGTGTACTCAATGGTGATTGGGTATGGTTGCTCATCATCAATGTTGTCAAATAGTTGAGTCCAGTCACTACACCATAGCTTGGCTGGTTCCCCTTCATAGAGGGTGTAGTCGGCTGATGATACTGATTGTGTATTGCCGTCGTTGTCTGTGAAGTCAAATGTGGTTAGTGCGGACACGCTGCCGAAGGGTAGGAACATCAAACGGTCGGCGGTCAGGAATGCTTCATATGGGAGCAGTAACGTAACTGACTTGGTAAGAATGAATCTCCATTGCTCACGTTCACAAATTTGGATGCACTCGTGCATTAAGTCTGTAAGGTCTACAGGAAGTGAAGCTGTGGGTGTATCAGGATCAAAGCCAATGTTGCGTTTGATCGCAGATAGAAATGTGTCTGTTACGATGGTCGTGATATCGGATTCACTGGACCAGTCGATTATGGCAGGCATAGTATTGGTCTGTGTGAGGGATGTGTAAACAAACCGCAGTATAATCACCCCCGAGACTATACTGCGGTTGCTTGCCCACAAGAGGCATCCATTGTTGATGTAGGTTATTGTTTCACATCGCAGTGTTGGTAGCGGTGGACGCTGGAGAGGTGAACAAGAAACCTTGGTTATGTCAGCACACCTGTCCCAGTGGGAGTCAGATTTTTGTACTGTCGTAGCCCATCAACTACTACTGCCAAGTCTACAGGATTGCTCCCTGAACCTGTAACACGGAAACATACGCTGAGGAATGTGCCAAATCCACCAGCGACATCTTCGGCATAAGAAACCTCTGAGGAATCTACTTCCACAGACATTTCCATGTTGGCCAACGCAGCACTGAATACTACAGTCTTGATGACTGTATGAGTGCCGGAACCGTTGGCTAAAGTATTGCCAGTGACAGTCACAGTCATGGCAGCGGACAAGTCGGCGTTGGTACACACCAGCATGGCACGATCAAATGGGACTGAAATTACATGGGCATTGGCAATTGTTGTGAGGGTCACTGTTCCCAGTGCCTTTACAAACAATTCGGATGACAGAGTGGTGAACTTTTGAGTAGCCATTTATGAAACCTTTATTGGATGGTAATTGGAAGTGTAAGAAAGGTGGGAGGCCCGTTAGGTAACCTCCCACCTTGGTGACTACTCTGAAAGCGGACAGAGTAGTCGGGGTTCATTATGCAGTAGTTGTTGACAACACTACAAATGGTGACATTGTCAGAGATCCACGGTTCGGTGTCATTACTGAAGTCCACCATGGTCGGGCATCATCGAACGATGTGAACAAGAACACTTCTTCACGTTCGAGGAATCGGACATGGATAGATCGGCTTAGAGTGCCTGTCCCACGTTCACCAAAGAGGATCTGTGAAGGATTGACACAAGCAAAGAAGTTGTCGTTCCATTCACTGATGACATTCCCGTCACCGCTGGAGATACCATCCATGTACTCTGTCCAGATGATGGGACGACCCAGAAGGCTATCATACTTGTCTGCACCATCTGCTGCATGAAACAGTTTAACAATGCCAGCGTTGTTTGGCGATTCCAAACATAGCTGCACAATGTTTGGGTACAAGTCAAGTGATGCCACCCATACAGCGTTGCTGTAACCCCAAACACGTTGCCGCATTTTGAGTACATTTAAGCCCGTTACAATTTGAGAAGTGGACTGGCCATTTTCTCGTAGAACTTGAAGACGGGACAAGTTGTTGGCGTGTAGGCATCCCAAAGGACGACCGATACCATTGCCGTATAGGAATTCTTCCATACGGTATGATCGTGCTTCCTGTCGAAGCCCATTGTCAATCAAAGCGGCGATGGAGATTGGACTGTCAGCCATCAACTGGTTGGTTGCAGCAGCAGCACCATTCAACTCGTGTGCTTTGAGGGAAATCATTTCCATGGCTGATGTTGACAGTGTTGGTGCTGTAGTTTCTTTACCACGGTAAATACGGAACCCACCAGTCACCGATGTGCGATGGTCTTTGTCCACACGAGCAGGGATATCTACGATTGGTGCCGACATTGGGATTCGAGTGGCACCGCCAGTCAATAGATCAGCTTCAGGTTCCAACTGCATGATGGTGTTAATGAACCCCCGTGGGACAGTCATCCCTGCGGATTCCCAGTTGGCCTTACTGAATTCATCAGAGCCAATGGCGTTCATCACACTTGCTTTTAAGCGAACATCAATGACATCAGGGTTGCTCTTATTCTTGTAGGCATTGATGACTGCCCCCAAGTATTCCTGCTGGTTGTGAAACCCAAACTTTTCTTTGTCGTCTTCCCACAATGGGCGGGAAGTGATGCCACGAGACAAGTCCAGCATCCCGTTGGAAGCATTGGCAATACGACTGGTTGCCAGCAATGCGGCACGCCGTTCAGCCAACCCTACTTGGGTGGAACTGACAGCATTCTGTACAGATTCAAGACGATCTACAGCGTCCTTGTACTGCGTCAATTCTTCTCGTGTGATCTTGTCACCTTTGGTGTCAAACACATCAGTGATGGTAATCAGCCGAGTACGTTCATCCTGAAGTTGATTAGCCGTCATGGTTGGGACATCGGCATTCTTCACTGGGGTGTCATTGAAACACAGTTCAATTGACTGGGCATGGGTTGCCATGGTTGGGTTCCTATACTAATGGGTTTCGTGTTAAATGGTTATTGATTCTGATTATGAGCGTTGCGTTAGCAGAATCATCTAAATGAAAGTAATTGAAGTGTTGTGTACTGTCAACTACTTACTATTTATTTCAAGAACTTACTCTTGATATTTCGCATTCTTAGTTGAAGCCGCATGGCATCCATTTCAGTGTTATCCACAGTGTACTTGTCCTTGACTGTTTCTGGGATAGATAAACAGTTCAACATGGCCGTGTCGGGACGAGCGTTCCGTACAGAGTGAAAGAACCCTTTATCCACAGATTCAGAAGCTGATAGGTAGGTCTCAGCTTCCATCATGTTGATGATGGTCTCTCTGGCGACAGGAGTTCTGGCAGTGAAGATGTCAACGATGGAATCCCTGTGTGATTCCCAGCGGGCTTGGGCATTGGCTACCTCCTTGAGAGAATCAATGCGTGCGTACATGTAGGGGTTGTGCATCATAAACAACCCACCATTACATATTTGACGGTCAGATCCTGCCAGAGCCAACCACCCAGCAGAGGAAAAAGCGTACCCATCAACCACTGTGGTCACTTTTCCGGGATGCTCTAATAGGCGATTGTAGATGGCCAGTGCGGCACCAACTTCTCCACCTGATGAATTGATGCGGACAGTTAAATCCCCTGATGGAGTTTCTGAGAGAAAGTTGGTCACTTCACTCACAGTTACGGCGGTGTCCCCTTCGTAGAACTTGTAAGGGGCTATCACATCATAAATTTCAAGTTCCTTGGCTTGGTTGAATGCCAAGCGGCACTCTAACAGTTGGCCTGATGGGAGTGCTTTACGATTCAATACAAGTGATTCCATTTTCAATCCCTTCAGGACAAGACGTATTGGTTATCCATTGCTCACGAAGTGTGGACATGGTCATCGAGTTGATGGTGATTACGTCATCCCAAGATGATAGCTGATCACCCAGCATGGTGTAAAATTTACCATTGGCGGCATAGAACTCTGTACGAGACGCTTCAAAATCGTCGGGACGGGATTGTTGCTTCTGTTCCAACACTCGTGTTTCATATTGCTTCAACCCATTGATGACGTTTATGAATGCTTTATTGGCTGCTGGTCGTAATCGTTTATCAATGGTGTTTTTATCTGGGGCTTGGTTGAGTTTGTCTTGGGTTGCTGCGGAAGTGTGGGCTGCTTGCTGGTCCATGGCTTTGGCGGCATTATCGGCTTGCATCTGAGCCATGTCGGCAGCACCAACAAATGTGTCAATCTCTTTACGTTGGAGTTCGTTGGATTGTTCTGCTTGTTTTTGAAGGTTGAGGCTGTGGTCTACAGTCATCAGATTGACCGGCACATAACGCAGGTTGTTGGCAGGATCGTTGGGGTCAATGTGCATACCCAGCAAGTTGGCAGCGTACTGACGATCTATCATGCCTATCTCAAATAAGTTGCGGAGAGATGTAGTAAACTTGTCAATGACACTGCGGTACAAATACAGCAGTTCAAACTCAAAGCTGAACAGCATCTGTGATGGGAGTGGGAGTAACTCCGTTCTAAATTGACTACAGATGCGGCTTATAAATGGTCCCATTCCAGTCTGAATAAATAGTGCTACAGCTTGGCTTAAATCAGCAGATCCTGCTTGGGTTCCCATGTATGAGTGTAGAAGCACTGGAGGAACATTGAACCCCCGTGACACATCTTCTACAGAGAATGCACGGGTCTCAATAAATTGGAGGTGTTGGAATGGGATGCCCATGTGGACTGGTTTCAACCCCTGTTCTAGCACACGAGTTTTGAAGATGTCTTCAAGTGGCGCGTTGGGGTCTTCGTTAAAATTGGCTTCAATGCGACTGAGAACTTCGGGTGCCAATCTGTTCTCAGTGGTCAGGAACATCTGCGTGGCTATCCCACGAGAATAAAATCTCCATCCAAATTCTTCAGATGCTTTGTACAACTCCAATGATATCTTTGAGTTGGAAATAAAACCCTGACCACGATGATATTCAGAGTCTAGTACCTTGCCTTTGAAGTGAACAATGTCATCACGGCATAGCAGTACGTATTCGGAATTCATATCACGAGAAGATAGCCCTGCATCAATTCGGTAAACCAATTCCCCTTTGGTGGCCAACCTGCCTGTAGCCAACTTCTCTTGACCTGTTGCACGGTAGATGTTGGCGGGTGGAATCCTTGAAGGATGGATGTAGTAGAGGCGTGCTGTGCGGCCTTGTTGGTCTTTCTCACGGATGTAGTAACAGTTGCCATCCATCAGCACATCATAAACGATCTGTAGAAGTGCTTCATCTGCTGATAGTTCTGGGTGGAAGTAATGAGAGAACAAACGTGACGCAGGATGCTCTGTGGTGGCCACTACACGGGTTTTACTCTGTGAACCGGGTTCAAGAGCGTACATGCGACGTGGGACACCCCCAATCATGCCTGTGTAAATGTCCAAAGCACATTTTACAGCGGATAGTTTAAGGGCGTTGGAACTCTGACTTGTATACATCTGTTCATGGTTGATCACTCCAAATAAGTTCTGCCATGTCAAAGTAGAGCCACTGTTCATCACCATGTCGAACAGGTTCTTTACCGCTGATTTTTTGATAGTGGCTTCAGGTGATTTGCGTGACCATCCAAACATTATTTTAGTCCTCTGATTTCAGAGATTGTTTCTACTTCAGGGTATAGGTAAGAACCTATTGCCATAAGTCCAGCAACTATGCCGTCTATCTTATTTATTGATTTTGATCTATCGGGTCTGACTTGTCCATCACGAGATTGGACAATCACTACATTTCCAATCATCCAGTCTAAGACAGGGTGGCCACCATGGAACAGTTGATGATCCAGCGATAGTGCTTCCATCCTTCTGCATGGTTCATTCATTCCGGCAAAACTTTGAGGGTATGCACGAGCAGGGAGACCATACTGTTTGAGACTGGTAAAGATGTGGTGGGCACCCCAACGGTCAAAACAAACTTCTCTCAGCCCTCTGAAGTGAGTAAAAATACCTTTTTGCTTGTTTCCTTTTTCACCTATCATTGCCGACAAGATAAGGTTTTCATCTACTGTTTCTTGTGGGGACGTACTGTTAATGAGTCCAGCTTCCCACCATATATTGTAAGGAAGGTTTTGTTCCATACTTCGTTGGTAGATGGATTGGGCAGGAACCCACCCCCAATGCAACATAATTCCATAGCGGGGGAACCAAAGATTAAGAGCAGCTATATCTTTGACTGTGGCATTGTCATAGCCAGCATAGCATTCTTCATCCTTTAGAAATTCAATTTGTTTTATGTACCATGACCAGTACAGTTGGAATCTGCCGATGTACACGTCTAAAGACGCTGATGAATGCCACTTGTCCGATAAAGCAATGTTGTGCCATAGGGAGTGGTCTTCGATCCACTTACGAATGGCTACGATAGAGAGTAATGGGGTTTCTGGATCAGCATTACCATTGGCCCAAATGTGTTGAGGTATCCATGCTGTTTCAGTTTTGGTACGGACATTCAAATGTAGACGAAGGAATCTATTTAGTTCATTGGGGTTATTTTCAGCATTACGAACCAGTCTCTGGAAGTAATCTTCAGTAATGGACACGCCGAAGTTGGGATTGGCCTTACGCCATACTTGCTCTGATCGGAAATCATCTGAAAGTTGGGCTTCATAGATTACTGGAAGAAATGTAGGTTCCCATTGCTTGTCTGTGGCAATGGCTTTGGCTTTTTCGTACAGGTTGTTACAGACGGAAGGCCGGTCAAAGTCAGCAGTGGTGGTGTACACAATAAGTGGTTGTCTGCGGGCACCAGTTCCTGTAACCATAACATCAATAAGGTCACTGTTGGCGTGGGCATGTACTTCATCTACGTACACAAAGTTGGGAGATAGTCCATGCTTGGTATCGGCAATTGAAGATAGAACTTTGAACACAGAGCCATCAGTGTGTTCAAATGATCGTGTAGAACGAAATACTTTTTTGTCTCGTAGTCGTGACAATAATCGTGGGTTGGTTTCTATGATGTATTGACAATGACGAAAGTTGAGTGATGCCTGTTCAATATCCGCAGCACAGCAAAAGTTTTGTGCCCTCTTTTCACTATCTATAAAAAACATAATCAAGGATAGAACTGCTCCGAATGCGGTGGTGTTATGTGTGGGCAACATCGTATTCCCAAACAGGTATGTGCCTGATGGGGAATCCACTGTGATACACCGCATTGGTTCGGACTTACAAGGAGTGATAGAAACAATGTGGCAGTTTCTTGATCGTCCTGTTGATGCTGTCAGTTTCTGTCTATCTAATTTCCTTTGTAGTCGGAATACTGGATGGGTATCTTTGAACGCCATGAATTGAAGTTGGAAGTACGTACCAACAACTCCTGTTTGGCATGATTTATGGATAGTACGTTTTGAGTATTTTAACCCTAGTGATGCCAGCAATTCCGCAACATTGTCAATTAGTTTTTCATCTTTGTTTGTAAATGAAATATCTGTTCCACGTTTACTTATCGTGCCGTCTGAATCCATCAATCCTTGAAGTAGTGATAGTCTTTGACTGATGGACGACCTCAAGTAATTTGTGGGTATATGTTTGTTGTTGAACAGCCGCTGATGCCTAATCTTGGCAGTTAACCCTTCTACACGACAAGTCCATGCTGTTCTGTCCCTACGTTTGTGAGAGAACACAATTTCACACTGATCAATATCCTGATCTCCAATTGTTATGCTTCCACTGGTTGAAGCACCATCCCCCAACCAATAACCTAGCAAATAAGGATCAATTGGAAGTTTAGCAGTCTCGCAAATAATCCCGTTGTGCATTGGTACACAAAACGATTTACCGCAACCACTATCCACACCACGATCAAACAATTCTTGTGTAGTCCATACACCTTCATATAAATTTCTACCAATGCTATTTAGTGTTGGTGACCCTTTACTATTGTGTTTTGGATGTTGAAGTCTGGAATGAATATACCATTGATGATCTGCACATGCTTTTACTGTTTCACCATTAGAGAATGTGACATCAAATGATTTTGGATTCTGCACTGGTTGGTGAAGGTAACTGATACCGCATTGATTCCCATCTTTGTCGAACAGTACATCTGTATCTCGAAGTGTTCCCATAGTTCTCCATCCAGAAACTGTGGGAATAGGACAATTTAGATCCAATAACTTCCCGTTTTTTCGAGGCACGTATATGAAGCATTCTCGGAACCTGCGGTAGTTGGTCCCTTCTTCTTTCCAACAGAACAAATTGGCATAAATTCGTGATTGCCATTGCTCAGGTATAAACGGCAGTCCTGTGTTTTCTGCTTCCGGGTAAAAACATTCATTAGTGATGAATGCTACAATCTTGTCCCACTCCTCTGTGTCAAAGTAATATCCTTTGGCAGAAGTAAATGGATCGTAGAGTGGGATGCCTTTTAGGAAAGTGGTGGTAACAACTTCCTGCCATTGCCAGCCAACCAATTTTCCTTTCTCATACAAAGTCTCTGGTATGTTTAGTCTACTGGGTCCACGGATGTAAGAAGAAGCTGGGTCAATTTCAAGTTCAAGGTCAAGCATGAGTGGGGGGTTCTGCTTTGTTCAGTTGTCAAAAAGAATGGTGTCTGTCTCAAATGACATTACCTCATCTTCATCAGATCCTGTTCCTGTCCATGTGAAAGTAAGTACACCTGAGTATTTATATCCTATCAACCCTTTAATGGTTTCTGAAGGTAATAATTCAATGGTGGCGTATGGAGCCTCATCACCTGTGCCAGTTCCGGGTGGGTCTGTGAATGTTGCGGTCCCAGATATAGTGCGGGATGTATCTGTCTCACCATTGCGTTTGATGGTGAATGTTGCAGTGGCATTAGCAAAGTATAGGGTGCCTGTGACCGATATTGGTGTCCCATCTGTGTCAACAATTGGAATTTGAATACTCCTACCGTTGGCTGTAGTGTACGAATCTCCAATGGTAAGTGTTCCGGGAAAGGAAGTAATTGTCCCCGGTTCCAATACCGCTGCTGCCAACAATGATGTGATGGCAGAAGCATTACCTATCATATCTGTTTTGTCCGCTATCTGTGTGGATAGCAGATACCCAAATGTTCCGGCAATGTATGATCCGGGTTCCACTGTTGCCCACGGATCACCACCACCACCTGATGGTGCGGTGTAACTGGCCGAGGCTAATCGGCTACTTACAGTCGCGTCAAGATTCGCTGCGACCGTCGTATTTGTCGTGCCGATGTTCGTCGCCAGCGTGTTCGTCCACTGTGTGGTCGATAGGGCAGTTGCGGCAGTTGCCAGACCGCTCTGGATCTCAGTCACAGCGTCCGCAGCCAGTGCCGATGCCGTGACGACGTTAGCTTCGATCGACGAAACTGTGATGCCTGTTGCCGCCGTGATGTTTGTTGGTGTTGCCAAGCCTGATTGGATCTCAGCCACAGCGTCCGCAGCCAGTGCCGATGCCGTGACGACGTTAGCTTCGATCGACGAAACTGTGATGCCTGTTGCCGCCGTGATGTTTGTTGGTGTTGCCAAGCCTGATTGGATCTCAGCCACAGCGTCCGCTGCGAGTGCGGATGCGTTAACAACATCAGCCACCATCAGCACAGTCTGGCTCTTGTCGTAGACCTGAAACGTCGCCGTCGTCAGTGTCAGCGTCACAAACCACCGAGCGACAGGCGTCGTTGATACCAACGCAATCAACTCATACTCGCCAGCAGGCACGTTTGTGTACGCCGCTGCATATGTGCCTTTGCGGTTTGTCGCCTCTGTTGTGCTGACCGAATCGACCTGCGTGTCGCTGCCGACCGCAAACAATTTCGCTGTGATTGTCTGCGATGGCGGGCTTCGGAATTCGATAGTTTGTGTGGCCATTATAGTTCCGCCCAGAACGGTTTAAGATCACCGATAGTTATCACACCAGTCGCCGGATCAGTCGTCAGCACCCACGCCGTTTCGAGGTACTGTGCAGGGATTGCACCGCCGCTGATTTGTTGGATCGCCGTAACGAAAACAGCGTTATCCTGCATGATGTCGATTGCTGTCACTTGCGGCATGACATCAAAGATCGACTGCATTTGGACCTGCGAATAAACGCTGCCGCCATGCTCTACAGACACGCCCCAAAAACTGCCGTACTCGGCAATCCATTGCGAGAGTATGCCAGTCTGGAAACTGTTAATCCGTCCCA